GGTGGAGACGGTCTTGCGTTTGCAAATTTATGGAGAGTATTTTTACCACCGATTGGTGGAGTAAACTCTACAGATTTAAATACTCTATGTAAAGTTGCAGTAATGCCTGGTAGACAAATATTATCAACAGAAAGACTGATTGGTATTCATACAAACAAAGTTGCGTACGGATATGCAAGTGAAGATGTTAATCTAACCTTTTATTGTTTAAATGATATGCGTGTAAGAGATTACTTTGAGAACTGGCAAAACCTTGCAGTCAACCAAGAAACCTCAGAAGTAGGATATTACAAAGATTACACTTTTGATGTGGTCATACAAACACTTAGAAAGGGTGCAATCAATCCTTTGATTAGACCTAAGAAACTATTTGACAATCCTTTACCAGACCCAATCAAAGACCTGATACCACCTATCGGCCCACTTGATATTGCAAATGGTGTCTTTGACCCAGGCCTAGTTGCAGACGGTGCTCAGTATCTTGCAGATGCGGTGACCTATTCAACTAGATTATTAAATGCATACCCCACTACTCTAAACTCATTTCAATTAAATAATGATTTAGACGGATTACTTGAAGTAAATGTGCAACTATCATATAAGAAATATGAAGTGGTAGAAGGTAATACTAAAGACAGAGCATTAGATGCAACTGGAGTTAAGGATAAATTAAAAGATGCAGCTAAATCTGCAGTAAAGAAAGCAGGTGCAAGAGCCGTAAAAACTGGATTGAGAAAAGCGTTATTTGGAATTTAAATATATATATTAATACATTATAGGAGATATTATGAGTGCATTACCTAAACTAAATGCAACCCCTAAACATGAAATGGTCATTCCCTCAACGGGTAAGACTGTTATGTTTCGACCATACTTAGTAAAAGAAGAAAAAATTCTTTTGATGGCATTTGAGTCGCAAGATGAAAAGACTGCGATGCAAGCAATGTTAGACACAATTGATGCGTGTGTTGAAGGAGACTATGCTAAATCAAAACTTACTACTTTTGATATTGAGTACATGTTTACTCAAATTCGTGGTAAGTCAGTTGGAGAGTCTATAGATGTAAAATTGATTTGTTCTGAGTGTGAAGGAAAAACAGAAATGAATATAAATCTTTCAGACATTTCAGTAGATGTTCCTAAAGTAAATAATCTTATAGAACTAACCGATGATATTTCAGTTGAAATGAGATATCCACCGTTTAAAGTATTCATCGATAACTTTAAAGAAAATGTTCAAGAAAGTGAATTTGGATTTACAGTTATTCGAGAATGTATATCTGCAGTTATCAATGGAGAAGACAGAATAGACATTAATGAAGTATCAAGTAAAGAAGTCGAAGACTTTATTGACTCTATGAATAATCAACAACTTGAAAATATATCTAAGTTTGTTGAAACTATTCCCTCATTAAAAAAAGATATTGAGTTTAATTGTTCTCACTGCGAACATCAAAATAAAATGACATTGCAAGGTATTCAAGATTTTTTTACCTAAACCTTTCTCACGATAGTTTATATAATTACTATCAAACAAACTTTAATATGATGCAACATTATAATTATAGTTTGACTGAATTAGAAAACATGTGGCCGTGGGAAAGGGAAATATATTTAACTTTATTAATGGAATGGATAAAAAAAGAAGAAGAAAACCGTAAGGAACAAGAAAGAAAGTATAAATACTAATATGTCAGAACCAACATTACTAGATGTCACCCAAGTACTCTTGAAACAAAATCAAGAGTTAACGGTTAATACTGCAGAAACAAAAGATACTAAAGCAAGTATTGCAACCTTAAATAAATCTTTAAGTGATTTTTTCAAAAATCAACAAAGACTTGATGAAGGAGATAGACTAGAGAACGAAAGAGAAGGTAGTAAAGCAAAAGCGGGTGGTGGTGACGGTGGTGGTGTTGATGTAAATAAAGCAATTGCAGATGCGGGTGTACTTTCAATACCTTTTATTTTTATTGGTGCAATTCGTGGTTTAATCACGGGTCTTACTATTGCGTTTGCAAAACAAATTGCATCTATTCTTAAATTTGTTGGAACTGCAATTTTTGGAAAAGGTTTTAACGCAAAAATTGTTAATAATCTGAGAATTTTGCAATTAAAAATAAGTCAAGCATTTAGTAGTAAAAGGTTTGCACCAATAGTTAAGTTTTTTACAGGCATAGGAAATAGTATAAAAAATATTGGTGTTAGGTTTGCAAAATTTAATCCAGAAGTAATGAAAGGTATTAAAGCATTACAAAACTTTGGAAGTAATGTTAAAGGTGGATTTTTTAATTTTATTAATAGTATAAAAAATTTTTTTGGAAAAGGTGGTGGACTTTCAAAATTGTTTCAACCCATAAGTAATGCTTTTGCTGGTGTACAAAAAACTCTACAAGGTGGGGGTAAAATAGGACAAACCATTGCAAAAACTTTTACCGCAATTAAGAATTTTTTTCCAGCAATATTTAAAATAATGAAATCAGTTGGTACTCTTTTCGTGACGATTGGTAAAGTACTTTTAGTTCCTTTACAAATAGTTATTGGTGCAGTTCAATTTATTCGTGGTTTCATAGAAGGATTTAGTAAAAGTGTTGGAGAAGAAGGTGTTCTCAAAGGAATATTGATAGGTGCATTAGAAGGAATTAAGAAAGCAATCAATACTTTATTCCTGGCTCCATTAGATATGTTTAAAAATTTCATTGGTTTTCTAGTAGGTTTTATAAATGAAGATGCAGCTGCAGCTATAAAAGGTTTTAGTTTTGCGGGATTATTCTCAGGAGTAATTGATAGTCTTGTATCATTTATAAAAGACCCATTAGAGTCAATTAAAAAAAATTTAAGAGGTATTGCAAAGTTTCCAGCTGCAGTTGTGGCTGGTGCGAAGGCTGCTCTTGGAACTTTATTACGTCCTTCTAAAATTCCAGCTGCGTTTAATGAGGCATTTAATAAAACACTTAAGTCAGTTGGTAGTGGAGAAGCTGATGCAGCTGCATCTGAAATGATAGCAAAACGTGATAGTGAATTTAATGAAAAGATTGCAGAAAATAGAGCTGCAGAACAACAACAACAAGGTGGTGGAGAACCAGTTGTAATTGATAACTCTACTAACAATAATACTTCAAATGATAACTCACAATCTATGACTTCTCAAATTGAACCACCCACAAACAATAAACAAAGAATTGCGGGTGGTAGTGGAATAATGCGTGGGAAAGCTATTGGTGTATAAAAAAACCCCACATTTCTGTGGGGTCTAAAACTCTTGTTTTTAAATTAAGTACTTACTCGTCATTCGCAAGTTTAGCGAAATAACTCAAAGTTTCATCGTCAGACTCAGTTGACGCAACTTCTGGTTCTGGAGTACTTGGTGCAACCACTGGGGTTTCTGCAACCTTTGGTTCTACTGCTTCTGCAGTCTTACCTAAGTCTTCCATTTTCTGAGTTGAACCTTCACCAACTGCTTCTCCAAGAACAACAGATAATCTCTGTTTTAACTCGTCATAAGTTTTATAGTTAGTTGGGTCAACAAACTCTGCAACATCAAACATAGAGTTATAAGTTGCTTCAAGTTTAGTTTCATCTGCATCGTACAATGCACTCACTGGTTTGAAAGAAGATTTATCGTAGTTTCTGTAACCAGCGACATTAGTAATCTTAAGTTCAAAGTCCGCACCACTCCAAAAATCGAAAGGGTTCACGGGTTCTTCGCCTGGAAATTGCGGTTGCATTACGTCCATGACTTTGTCCATGATTTTCTTTCCGAAATCGTAAAGGAATACTTTACCATTGTTGGAAGGATTTGCGGGGTCAGAAACAATTAGAATGTTTGCAACGTGGTGCAATCTTCTTTTTTGTTTCCTTGCAGTTTCTTTATCTTCTTCGATACCTGAGTTCCATAGTCTGGAATTCAGTTCTCCGAGTGGGTCTTTCTGTCCAATAGATGTAAGAGACTTCTCTACATACCACTGTCCAGTAGGGCCTTTAAAGAAATGGTCAAAGTACCTTACCCAAGGAAGTTCTTGACCTTCGCCTGCGGGTAGAAATCTAATAATGGCATAACCATTACCAGACTCGTCTACTGTGGGTTTCCAAAATCTTTCGTCTTCGTAAGATTTCTTTTGGGTTGTTGCACCAGTTGCTTCTTGCACTGCAGAAACAAGTTTAGAGACATCGGTGCGATTGGTCTTCAAGTTTTCAAATGACATTTGTATACTCCGTATTATTTGTCTTCTGTTTGTCCACTTTATTCATAATATAAATCGTTGTGTATTATACTTATTTATACAAGTAATGTCAAGTATAATTTTTAAAATAGGGTGTTACCTTTGGGTAATAAATTCAGACTCATTCCTTCTGCTTCTAAATGGTCTTTGATTGCGGGAGAGATATACTTCTTAATATCCTCTATCTCTATATTATTCT